CCAGTGAGGGCAGCCGCGTAATCGCGTGGGGCTGGAACCCCGTAGGGTTCAGCAATCCTCTGGGTTTATCTGGTCTCCCAAATACGCTATTGGGTAATGGACAGGTCGGCGCAGTTACGGTGCAGATTCACTAGGAGTAAGTTATGGCTAAGGGTGGTAAGACTAACGAGCAGATGCGGAAGCTGGGCCGCAACCGCGCTAAGATCGCTAACCAGAAGAGCGAAGTCCGCAAGGTTAAGGTCAACGAAACCAAGGTGAACAAGAATGGCTAAGTTCAGCAAGAAGGTCATGGGCAAGGAAGTTGGCGATGCCAGCGTCTATGCCAAGCCGCACACCATGAAGGGTGAGACGAACGTCAGCCTTGGCAACAACGGCTACCCGAACAACATTGCGAGTACCCAGACGGTCAAGACTCGCGGCACTGGCGCGGCTACCAAGGGTAACAAGCACAGTACCAAGATGGGCTAATAGGCATGGATTACCAGACGCTCGTCGAAACCATCTCCGCGTATACGGAAAACTCCTTCCCGAGCAACACCGGCTCGGGAGGGCTGACGAGCACGCAGCAGCTCAATACGTTCATTCAGGAAGCCGAGCAGCGGATTTTCAACTCCGTTCAGCTCTTGGAGCTTCGCAAGAACGTGACCGGCAGCACCACGGGTTCCAACCAGTATCTCGCCGTGCCTTCTGATTGGCTGGCCAACTTTTCGTTGGCGGTGATCGACCCCACCACGGGTGCCTACAACTACCTGCTGAACAAGGATGTCAGCTTCATCCGCGAGTCGTTCCCGTACCCTACATCGCAGGGTACGCCGACCCATTACGCTATGTTCGACCAGAACGTGTACCTGCTGGGCCCCACACCTGACAAAGCCTATCAGATGGAGCTGCACTACTTCTACTACCCGCCGTCCATCGTCGTTTCGGGCACTTCTTGGCTTGGCACCAACTTCGACTCCGTGCTGCTTTACGGTTCTCTGCTGGAAGCCTACACCTTCATGAAGGGTGAGCAGGACGTCCTCAATCAGTACCAGAAACGTTATGACGAGGCCCTTGCGCTCCTTAAGGAATACGCCGAAGGCAAGAATCGTCAGGACATGTATCGTACTCCTCAAGTTAGGTATCCGGTGAAGTAATATGCTAGATGGTATCGCTTCGATTACTGGCGGCAACGTCATGGTTAGGGCCACGAACGGTCGCGGGCACACGCCCGAAGAGATTGCTGAGATGGCGCTCGATAAGATCATCTTCGTTGGCAGCAATGCCCACCCGGCTATCCGCGATCAGGCAGAAGCCTTCAAGGAGAGCATTCGGCAAGTATTGGTCGGTGCACTTCATGAGGCCGTACAGTCCCACTGCGTGACACTGGTTAATAAGTTCCACCGCCTAGGCCATCCTGAACTAATCCCGATCTTGGATGCGTAGGAACTAAGTACTTTGTTGCAGACTACTCCCGTGGTACAAGCGGGGTATTTGAGAAGGAATAGGTAAATGGCGATTACTCAGGCAATGACCACGTCGTTCAAGAGCGAACTTATGCTCGCTGTGCACGACTTCCGCCCCACCGGCCAGACCGGTGCCAGCACTTTTAAGCTGGCGCTGTATACTTCGTCGGCCACCATCGATGCCAACGCCACGGCGTATACGGCTACTGGCGAGACCACCGGCACGAACTACACTGCTGGCGGTGCGGCGCTTACTAACCTCGGTGTGACTGCGGTCAATACCTCGTCGTCGGCGGGTACGGGCTACACAAACTTCAGCAACCTCACCTTTGCGAACGTCACCCTGACGGCTCGCGGTGCGCTAATCTACAACAGCACCCCCAAGGCTAATAGCAACGCGAACACGACCCTGACCAATACCTCGGTCGCCGTGCTAGACTTCGGTGCTGATACGACTGCGACCAACGGTAACTTCACCATCGTGTTCCCGACCGCTTCGAACACCACCGCCATCATCCGTATCGCCTAATGCCTTCGCTTGGCCCGATCACGCACCTGACCATCCACTGTGCAGCTACCCCGGAAGGGCGCTTCGTCACAGCCGACCAGTTGTGCCAATGGGATACCGCTAAGTTCGGTCAGGTATCATACCACTGGGTAATCGAGCTCGACGGCAGTATGCACCGTACACTTCGTGACGACCAGCTTGGTGCTCATGTAGGCGGCCACAACACAGGTAATATCGGTATCTGCTATGTCGGCGGCATGGACAAGGACATGCACAACCCGAAGGATACCCGGACGGATATGCAGAAGGCATCGCTCGCTGCACTGGTTAAGACTTATAAGAGCCGGTACCCGGGCATTATTATTCTTGGACATCACGATTGGCCGGGTGTAAGCAAGGCGTGCCCTAGCTTCGACGTTAAGGCGTGGCTTAAGGAAGTAGGAGAATAGACATGCTGGAATGGATTATCGCTCGCGCTGGCGAGAGCAGCACTTGGGCGGGCCTCGCTGGTGTCGCTGGTTCGGTTGGCCTCTCGGGCGCTGAATACCACGCTGCCGCTTCGGTCATCATGGCCCTCTGCGGTCTTGCCGCTGTGATCCTGCGCGAGAAGGGCGTCATCAAGGACGCTCCGCAGGCCTAATATGCTGCGTCTTCTGGCGGCCTTGTTTGCTCTTCTTGATAAAGCGTTGGGGCTATATCACGATAAGCAGGTGGAAGATCAGGGCCGCCAGAAGGTAGAGGAGGTACTAGATGCGAATGTCGCCAAGGCTCAAGAAGCTGTCAGTACCCCTGATCCTGCTCGTGACGAGCGGCTGCGCAGCCGGTTTGACTCCGCCTCGGGTGGCGGTGGGTGACTACTGCCGGATCGCTAAGCCGATCACCTACAACAGCAAGCTAGACTCCCCCAAGACCGTTGGGCAGATCGAAGCCCACAACAGCATCTGGGTCTGCGTATGCGAGGGCGACTGCCCCAAGAAGGATAAGTAATGGCGCTTACTCTCGGGGACCGCATTCAGGAGACGACGACCACTACCGGCACGGGTACGATTACACTCGCGGGCGCGGTTAGCGGCTACCAGTCTTTTGCTACTGTTGGTAACGGCAACACCACTTACTACACGATTACCAGCGGTACGGCATGGGAAGTCGGCATCGGGACATACTCGACGACCGGCCCCACGCTTGCGCGCACCACGATCCTTGCTTCGAGCAACTCGGGCTCTGCCATCACGCTAGCAGGTACGTCGAATGTCTTTGCTGACTACCCAGCTGAGCGCGCAGTATCGACCGATAACACAGCGACCCTGACCAACAAGACACTCGCGCTTGAGGCCTATTCGACTGCCGCCACGGTCACCGCAGGCACCAATGCTCAGGGTCAGGGCGCGCTGACCAACGACATCAATATCATCACGACAACGTCGAGCAATCCGTCTGGCGTGACGCTGCCCACGGCGTTCGTAGGCGCGCGTGTCATCGTGGTGAACCGGGGCACCAACCCGGTGAACGTGTATCCGGCGACTGGCGCGAGCATCAACACCCTCTCGGCCAACGCGTCCACCGCGCTGGCGGCAGGTAGCTCGCTTTACTTCATCGCCGTTAGTACGACGCAGTGGTACTCCGTTGGCGGCTTCGCTGTTACTACCACTCCTCGTCTCGAAACGACGCAGGGCGGCACCGGACTTAGCGGGGCTACGCCGTTCGTTAACAACGGCGCGCTCTACGCGACTTCAGCCACCACGCTTAGCACCGGCACTCTCCCCATCGCCTCGGGCGGCACAAACAGCACCACGACCCCCACTTCAGGGGCCGTAGCTTACGGAACCGGATCGGCTTTCGGCTTCACCTCGGCGGGGTCCAGTGGTCAGGCGCTCCTGTCGAATGGTAGCTCGGCCCCGTCGTTCGGCACACTCGGGTACGCGGGTGGCGGCACTGGCGTGTCCGCAGTCCCCAATAACGGCGAACTGCTGATCGGAAACGGCTCGGGATGGACCAAGGCCAATTTGACGGCTGGCTCCGGTATTTCGATCTCGAACGGCTCGGGCAGCATTTCTATCTCGGCCTCCGGCGGCACGCAGACCGTCAACTACCTCGGGAGCAGTTCTACAACCACAAGCCCCACTACTATTACTCTTACAGGCGTAACTACAAATCGCGTGCTTCTTCTGTTTGAAAATGTAGTGGTGACTGGTGCATTGCAGCTTCAGTTTACCAATTCAGGCACAACGATTACGAGCGGTTATAGCTATACAAACATTTATGCAACCACAGGGTCATTTACTTCATCCATTGTCACCTCCACTTCTGGCACCATTATAAATATTCATCCCGGAGCCACTTCTGGCTCAGCCACTATTAGTGGGTACGTTTGGGTGGATGGTCCATTTGGCATTGGCGGGTTCACCTCTTTCTCGCCTACCGTCAATGGCCACCTTAGTGGGTCTGGCATCAACGTGGCCCTATCCTTGTCAAGCGGCACCTGCTCGACTTCAATCAGCCCCGCAAGCGCCGGTATCGTAGTCTCTGGTAGCACATCGCTCAGCGGCGGTACTATCTACGCGTACTCGTATCAGTAAGGCTCACATATGCTTAACGACCAGATTATTGCTTATCTCGCTGCCAAAGGAGCATCTTGGGAGAGCAGTGACTTCACGACCGGCATTCCCCAAGGCGGCGAGGACCAGATCATCCACTGGAGCGAGGCTAAACTCGGCCCGCAGCCCTCGCAGGCCGATCTCGATGCTGCCTATGCCGCCGCCCAAGCCGAAGCCATCAAGGCAGAGAACAAGAAGCAAGCAATGCTGCTTCTTCAGGCGACAGACTGGACCGAAATGCCGAGCGCCAGCGACGTAGCGAGTAGCCCTCGACTGCTCAACAAGGCTGACTTTGTAGCCTACCGGGTTGCTCTTCGTGCTATCGCAGTGACGCCGCCCGCTACTTCTGCTACATTCCCTGAATTGCCCACGGAGCAGTGGGGCTAAGCTAAGTAACCCCACAAACCTGCGAGAGGAGGTGGCCTAAATGTTCGGTTTCGCTCCTTTCGCAAGCACTCCGTTTGCATCACTACCTGCTGCAGGCAGTACTCCTGCTAGCGTCAATGTCACTGGCGTTTCGGCTTCGGGGTCTATTGGTACCGCGAC